CTCCAGCGGTGCCATTATTATATGTAACAGTTAAGGCTGTAGGAGACTCTACGCGCACGGGGGCGTGATATGTAATACCTGTTGAAAAAAGACCATCAACATAGGTTTTATTTGTAATATCTGTGGCATTGGCAGCGTTGGTGCTGATTGTGCCAGACACCATAACTACGTTAGAAGCATTAATATTCGTAAATGCAATAGTATTTGCACCGTTACCAAACGCTTCTACTTTACCAGTAGCGTCATTAATATAAACCGCTTCACTAGCTGGCTGGGTTACAAATACCTCAAGCCCACTTACACCACTAGTAAAGTTGACTTTAGATCCTGTTGACGAGGAAAAAACCGTATCTCTACTTAACGTAGTTGGAGATGTGAACGTACCAACACCAACTTCCCACTCGTTATCAGATCCAGCGGTTAAGTTATGGATGGTGTAATAAACGGTAGAACCAGAAGCAATAGCGGCGTTAAATGTCTGGTAGCCAACAAATGCGCCACTCAAAGTAATATTGCCTGTGCCAGAGCTAGAGCTAGTTTCCTTAACCCTATCTTTCAGAATCAAAGCCATAAGGCTCTCCTAATTAACTGGCTGTCAAACGAATAATAGCGTTGCTTGCATCCGCGGTTGGGAAGTTCACCGCAAAAGTACCGTTGGTTGATGTCTTATCACCACCAAAAGCTAATACAGCAACAGCCGCATTAGACAAGTTAGCGTTATAGATTAAAGCGCCGTTAGCGGTAATTGTTGCGTTTGCCCAAGAAGTATTGGAGAACGAAAGAAACGCTACGTTGCCAGTATTAGTTGGGGTTACGCTAACAGTCAAAGTATTACCACCAGCAGAATAATTGCCAGCAGAAGCTACTTCATTGGTTGCTGTATATGCAGTTGTGTTTTCACTTAAAGTAGCTGAGCTTGTATACAGTGCTAATTTAAATGTATTTGCGGAAAAGTTGTGCTGACCATTCAAGAGTTGAACCTTGAAACTTGTTGCCATGCCTTGAGTAATTGCCATTTTTTGCTCCTAAAAATTATCTAACGGGTCCTGGGATAGGTAATCGTAATTGTCCATCACGATAAGCGCTACGTCTATCTTTACCATCACCCAATTCTTTGAGTAACGCTAAGGATTCTTGGTACTTCTGTTCGTAATAAGCCACTAAATCCTGTTCACCTTTTTGGAAGATAACAGCTTCACGTAACGAACCATACAACAAAACAGATTCAAAGTTTTCGCCTAGCCATGAAGTGCCAGTTGGGTTAACAATATTATTTACAGGTATCGAAAACCCACTTCCTGTATTTCCTATAGTAGAAGTTGCAGCGCTTAATACATCTCCTATAACATACAAAGATCCTGGATTTACTAAAGTAATTGCAGTTACCGCACCGCCCGATACAGTAATTGTAGCTACGCTATTCGTACCACTACCACCAGTTAAAGATATATTTTCATATACACCATTGGTATACCCCGACCCACCAACAATAGTGCCAAATCCAGCAATTTGGCCTTGAACAATCGTAGTAGGGTAATAGTAATAGTGCAGCTCTGTTTGGTAGTTAGCATCAGGGCTTGGCCCAATAATGTATGTATACGGGCTAAATTGTGCGTAGTACTTTGGCAGCCCTTCATCATTAGGGTTAGGGTATGACTGGCGAATAAAGTTAACGTCTTTATCAATCAGATACTCATAATTACCATCTGCGTCAATAACCGCAAGGGAAAATGATGCTAAGTAATCGTCAGGTAAAGCTAAATAGTGGTCACTCTGGGTAAAGTTACCAATAACATTCTTACGAATAGCAGGTATCTGGACGGCGTTATACACCCGCTCTTCACAAAGTTGAACAAAATTAGGGATGTTGTAGACAAAAAGCTGCTCTGTCGACTCAACGTAACTTTGGATTGCTTCAGATAACTGCTGGTAGTTCATAGTTATGCCATTGGTCCGCGGGCCATTACACCCTTAGTTGCTGCGCCAGTACCACGAATCTTCATCTCACCGTTCTTATTGATTGGTTGGTCGTTGTTTTTGGCATATTTACCTACAGACATATTAATGCTGTCTACGCCGTTGCCTGGCTTAGTAACAGCAGACTTTGCTGTGGTTACTTTTTTGCCTGACATGGTATGTGGCTCCGCATAGACTTTTGCATCGCCAATTTCTTTACCGTTCTTTTTCATAGAGTATTTAGCCATGATTAACGACCTCTGCCCGCTTTTTGGTTCTTGATCTTAGCCAGACCACGACCCATTGTTTTAAGATCCATGTTCTTTACGCCAGCAGTTTTAGTGCCGCCTTTTAGACCCATCACTTTTGGACCTGAATCGCCAAGGTTTTTACCCTCAGTTTTACCTTTTTTGGTAATGCCATCTGCGCCTGATTTATACATATTCTGCTCCTATGTTGTTGTTACTGTAACTGTACCAACAATTACTTGTTGTACCAAGTCATTTGGTGTTAATCCTGCATCTGGACCTCTACTACCCCCGACTGGATTCCACCCCCACTGTATAACTCTACTACCTAATTCTGGACTACCAAACCCGTCTGGGCCTTCGCCCGTTGCATTAATCTGCAAACCACTCTGTCCTGATATTAAATAACTTACATCAGGTCTTGGTTCCCGTACCGCTTGTGGGTCATTTACTGGGTACATACCCAACTGCAACTGCGGCTGATCTGGTTCCCAGCACTCTTTACATACTTTAATACTGACCTGTTTCGTCTTAATTGTTATCTTTCTAAGCTCTTTTAGCTTATACCGCTGCCCACATCGGTCACATTCGGCAATTGAATACTTACCAGAAGAAAACTGACTAGGCATAATTAACTGTAAAACATATTACGGGGGACAAAACGAACTGCTGCTGTCTCCCTATCTTCATCGGCTGCCATTTGAAACTGCTGCTCGTATTCTGCCTTAAGCATCTGCATACGATTAGGGTCAACACCAGGAATCTTTGCGCTAAGATAATATGCTAAACCCGCCACCATACATGGGATAAAGCGGAATGGGATGTCCTGTGTACGTATGCCGTTACCTGCATCTTGAATACGACGCATACGGTAATACACTAGTGTGTACTGGTCGCCAGGTGGGTTTGGGGTAGGCCACACGTTAATGCAAGGAAGCTGATTATTAAACACCCCAACACCTGTTAGGTGCGCTGCAGCAACCGTACCATTCTGTCCACGCCAAGCGTTAACTATTTGATTCCCAACAATATTTTGATAGCCAATCGTTTCGTTGCCAATATTTACAAAACCTTGAGTAGGCAAATTAGATGCGCTTGCTAAGGTAATTGT